GTGTTCCGGTTTCCCAGCTTTCTGAACTTTTAGAAATTTTTAGAAATTTTTAGAAATTTTCTAGAAATTTTTATAATTCTTCACCATTTTGATCTAGGTGTTGGTTCAGGGCTGATGCTCATCGGATTGCCCACCTTCCTGTTGCATGCGGCACATGTTGCCACGATGAACCGGATGTCATCGCCGTGTGCTTTGCCTTTCAGGTGGTGTGCGGTATCTGCTGTGCCTGTGCACACACCCTCGATCTGTAGGGTGCACTGCCCATTGTTCTGGTGTTGGTTGAGCAGCAGCACTGCTGCCCGTATCTTGCGCCACTTGGTGGTAGACCCACCTGACCATGACCTACTCACGGTTCCTCATATATTGCATTGCCAGGGTAAGCACTGCGCCTAGCGTGAACATCTGCAATCCGAGCATGATGGGTGAGTTAAGGTTGATCAGTACCCACATGCTGTAGATAGCACCAATGAGGGAATAGGTAACCAGCAACCCACCTTTGTGCTGATCTACCCAAACCCGCATGAGTGTGATGTAGCCGGCCCTGACTGCTACTTCCTGCTGCTCACTCATTTGTGCCACCATTCTGCGTCTGGTCGTTCACCGAGGTACTCATACGTAACTGGATATGTCCGAGGGATGTAGACCTCGCCATAGCGATGCCATGTCTGCGATTCTTCATTAAATGTGTCGTAGTACGTGGTGCACTCATCTGACACTTCGCGGACATCACCGTCCAGTGGTCCGCCTCGCTCGAACTGGATGAGCATCGATCCTCCTCTATGGCCTTCGGACATCACCACTGCCACCGTGTGTTTACACACACGGGGCAGCGTGATTTGAGCGTGCGTGATTGCCGTGATTTGCCGCGTGATTAGCCCTGACCTGCGCAAACGCTGTCCGGCGTGATTTGCGTGATTGCCGCGTGATTTGGAAGCTAGATGATCTTGCGTGATTAGGTTTCGTGATTCACACGCTGCGCGTGATACGTGGTCGCGGCACCGCCACGACTACCGGGCCGCTCTTCCAACCCGAGCTTCGCGAGCCTGCGGCGCACCTTCTCCACTTCGGCTGTGGAAGGGTTTTCCTTGTTGAAGACCACTTTGGCCGCATCCTTAGCAGTGATGCCATCAGCGCAGGAAGACACCAAAGTCAGCAGATCTGTTTCGTGGTAGACGTCAGATGTGCCGTTTGTGTGATCGTGGCGAACCTGGAACGGTCCGACCTCTTCTAGTGGTTGTTTGAGGTGTTTGAAATCCACTACGGGGTCACCAGCGTTACCCCACAACAGGATGACGCTTCCAGCGCCAGCCGTGATCCACACGGAACCGTAGACATTGGACAGTGCTGTAGGAGCCTGCCCAAGTGCACCACCACTCTTGGTTTGGTGGTGTAGTTCGATGACTTCGATTCCTGCGCGCACAGCGATTTGGCGAGCCTGGTTGTAGGAAGCGCCAACCTCATCTTCCTTCAGGCCAATGGCAACGTCTTTGAGTGAGTCCACGATGATGGTGTCTGCACCAACTTCAGTGGCCATCGCTGCCATGAGTTGCGTGTCTTTGGCGAAATCTGCGGGTGGTGGTCCCTGCCACACCACCAGTTGATCCCGCAGGGTTGTGCGCCACTCAGGACGCATCAGCCGGTTGAGGCTTCTGCGCGCTTGCTGCGGGCGGTCACACGCGAGGTACAGCACGCGACCCCCACCAGGCACCACAGGAAGCCCCAGGACGGCGCTGGACAGGCCGAGACGGGCTATCGCTACCTGACCGACCAACGTGGTCTTCCCGACGCCCTGAGGCCCACACAACATGAGGGATTCGCCGCGTGCCCACAGCACCCGGTCACCTTCGCCCCAAACGGCCGGAACCCCTTCCGGTACGTCCAACGCGAAGGTGTCACCGGTGATGAACTGTGCGCTCCACAGTGGACGTTGATTGGCTTTCGCCGCTTCGCGTGCTTCGCGCTGCGCCTGGTAGGTGGGCCAGTCCTTTTTGATGAAGCGGCGAAACTCTGCGTTGAGCCAACCAGGGTGGTCGCGATCCTTGTCCAAACCGGGTGGGTACTGCCACAAGGCGGTGCGGATCTGCCCGAGGGTGAGGTCGCCGAACTTCTCGTCCTCGGCCAACCGGCGCTGAAGGTGCTTGACCCTGATGTAGCGCGGACCCTCAGCAAGCGGCTTCTCCGCGAACATCTTGTCCAGCGTGCCCCACAGGTACCGGTGATCGGTCGGCAGAGGCTCAAAGTCAGGAACCCCAACACCTTCACCGGATACCGGTGCGTTGCGCAACAGCTCCAGCAAGCCATCAGGAGCCTTCGCCAACGGCCCATCGTTGAGCACCTCGTAGAAGATCTCATCGTCCTCGTCCAATGTGGACGATGGCGCCACCACCACGTACCGGTTGGTGTAGCGCAGTTCTACGCCTTTGATCGGGTCTACACCCGCAAGGCCATCTTCCTCAGGCACGAGGTAGAACCAGTGCTCTCCACCACCAGGCGTCGCTTCAGTGCGTGTAGGTGGCAGTGCTTCAACGATCAGCTTCTCCAAGTCCTTGGCGGCATTGGAGTTTTTGTAGAAGTCGAAGTCGATGCACAGCAACCCGTTGCCACCGGCTACGCCGATGTTGGCGTTGGGGTATCGCGTCCACCACTCGGTGATCTTGTCGGAATCCGTCGTTGCGTCCTTCACCGCGTGCGGTACGAGGTCGGTCAACGGAACCTTGCCGTTGGGTTCACATGGCAGAACCCGCATGCCCTGCTGCGCGTATTCACGTGCTGCGATAAGCTTGTCGTGAGACAAAGAAGATCCTTCCGGGGGCTACTAGGCGATGCGGCCTGGTAGCCCCACACTCTGCGTGGACATGGCGCTTTTTTGGTTTGCAGAGTTTTGTGTTTTGGAAGGTTTGAGCGCGTTCAGTTCCTATTCGCCGTCGTTGGCGGCAAGCCGTTCCTCAAGTTCGTCAAGTTCTGTACGCGTGATCTCGTTAAAGAACTTCGTAAGTGCCATGCGTACAATCGCAGATTCGCTGACGGTTAGGTCTTTTGCTGCACGGGTAAGCCTGCGCTTTTGGCCTGCGGTGATGCTGATGGACATTCGGCCGGGCAAGGTAATCATCGAGTGCCGACCTCCTTTCGCTTCACCACTTTGACATCACGCCGAACCGGTCGTCAATAGGACAAACCAGACATTTCAACTAGCCCCACCTTGGCAATTCTTGGCGGCTCCGCCAAGTATCGGAATATTCCGACGGGTAGCCGGACATGACAAAGGGGTCGGTAGCGCCGACCCCTTCTGTCGCAATATTCCTCAGACTTCTACCTCTTCAACCTCCGCGTCATCGACCACGACCCGCTCCTCCGCAGGGATCAGGACTCGTCCGACGCGTCCAACCGGCATTACCTTCACCACCACCAGGCTCGCGGCCACGGTGCGCTTCTGCTCAGGGTCAAGGCCAAACCAGTCCGCTCCTGCGGTCTTGAGCACCAACACGACTTTGTCAGAGATGTTGGCCTCAGCTATGCGGCGCTGTACCTCTATCGCATCTTGGGCATTTTTGCTGACGGCCTGAGCCAACGCGTAATCGGTGGCCTTGCCGGACACCAAATCTGAGGCTGCCTGGTCGATCAATCCCTGTAGGCGCTTGATTTCTGACAAAGCTGCCTTGCGTCGTGCGTGCTTGGCTGGATCGCTTGGCTTTTCCACCATCTTCAACATCCGATCCCGAACCTCGTCAGCCACGAAATCTTCAAGAACTGCCTTCGGAATCATCGTGCACCCACGACTTTTACAGCGGTACTGCTGCACTCCGCGTTTGCGTTCAACCTGCATCGGACCTTCGCACCTCCCACACCGGGCAAGGCCGCTGAGCCAATGCTTGAAGTTTCCATCGTTGTTGGTGCGTCGATCTGGATCGGCCAGGATTTCACCAACGCTGGCAAAGACGTCCGGTTCAACGATTGCAGGCCACATCGCTTTGCCGACATGCACGCGGTTGAGCCAACGTTCCCCGAGATAGCCACGGTTGGTCATGATTCGGCGCAAGGTGGCGTGTCGCCAGATCGAGCCGTTCGGGGATGCAATGCCCTCAGCGTTGAGGTCATCGCAGATTCTGGCCAATGACCGACCTTCAGAACACTCCTTGAATATCCGACGCACCACCTCAGCACGCTGTGGGTGGGGCACCTGCTCCTGTACCTTGCCCATTTCGTTGCGCAGACGTAGGTACCCGTACAGCATCTTGCCGGGTGGTCCACCACGCATGGCCTTTTCGGTCACACCACGAAGCGTGTCACGGGACCGTTTTCGAGAGAAAGAATCTGAGTCAACCCCCTCTGATGCAAGAGCTTTCCAGTCTCCTGCATTGCGCATGTCGTAGGTGGTTTCGTTACCGGTCAGCCGAATCTGTACGTTCATCCGCTCGCACAGTTTGAGAAAGCTCAGCCACTCGCCGGCATCACGGCTGCCGCGTGAAGAATCCCAGAAACACACGTACTGCACTTCGCCACTCTCGATGCGCACCAGTAGCTTTGGCCAGTCATCGCGGACCTTTGTGCCGTAACGCGAGGCAGATACCCCGTCCTGCAATGTTTCGGCGGGGCTCCAACCCTGCCGCAGAACGTCACTGTTTTGCCGATTGATCTGATCCTCAATTGAGGTGAAGTCGCCTTTTGATTGCCTGCCGTAGATGATCGCGCGAGGGGTCATGCAATGTACGGTATCGCCGACCGCAAGCGATCGCCAGCGGTCCACGAAGGCACACATGTCGCAGGAAGCTGAAGTTGTTGCTACGTAAGGGTTTGCGGTCGATCTGACACGTAGACCCCTCGTCCTGGTTGGCCGTAGACCAAACCGTGTGCTTTCAGCTCAACCATGGCAAACCTGACAACTGTCTCGGAAACCTCATAGTGGGTCATCAGTTCCCGGGTGCTCATGATTTTGTCGCCCGGCTTCAACACGCCACTTTCGATCTGTAGCCGCAGATCGTTCACGATCCGGCGATACAGCGGAGTGGCGTCCATGTCATCAATCTCGGAGATCTTCAAAAAACCTCCGTCACCGGGTACCGCTACCGATACCCAGTAACGTAAGTTTGGCTACAGGTGCGCAAGGTTCGTAGCTCTCGGCATCATCACACCCGAAGTGGCATGAGGATCTTGCGCACCTACCCATCGGCGGACCTTCGCCGAACCTGAGCATTGTTGGGGGCACCGTGAGCACACACCGGTACACGCGTCCGTCGTGGCTGTGCGACACGTGCCACGAGGAATGGCCGTGTGGGGAGCGCAAGATCAAGTTCCTCGAGGACTACCAGGGTCGTCTTGGTGAGTTGAGGGCGATTCTTGCGCTGTTCTTCATTGAGGCGACCGAGGATCTGACGGAACCCGTCGAAGAGACCCACGCGCGCTTCGTGTCCTGGGCGGTACCAAACCGGTCAGGACGAAACCCACAGCACAGCCATGTAGCTCTGGACAGCAGCGTTGGACACGTCGGTACTTAGCGCACCGGCGGTGTCTTGGAAAACCTGCAACTCCACGTAGTCGGTGACGGCCAGCGAAACCAGGATCGTTGCCGCACTGTGCTCCGCGCCAGTGGCGCTGTCGACGTCGTAGTTGATCTGCGACGCATTGATGATGGAGCCATTCTTGGCCCAGGCACTCGCCCGACGACCGGTTGTACTCGCTGCCCATGCGACCTTGCCTGAGAGCAGATACCAACCCGCAACCTGCGCTGTGTAGCGCGACGTGTTGGAAGACGTCGAGTGCCCGCCGTGGGAGTCCAGGTCCTCAGCGGTGAACGTCAGCGCGGTGAACGTGCTTGCGGTGACTGACTGCGAAACGATCTGCCGACCCTGGAACCGTGGCGGATCGAACACCTTGTCTTCAAGCGCCTGAAGCGTCGAGGCGCGTAGACGCTGCCCTGCTGTGTATGCCATGACGCCTTCTATTGCGTGAGGATGATTGGCTGGTGGACGGTGACCGCGCTACCACTCGCAATCGCGTAGCGGACCTTTCGACCGGTGCTCTGCACGGTGAAGGTCTGAGGGCTGGATGCACCGGAGATTGCGCTGATGCTGACGCGCTGGCCGCCCACAACGACGTCAAACGGAAAGTCATCGGCGGTCGTTGTCCACAATGGACCGGATGGGGTAGCGACCGAGAACGTTGCTGCGCCTACCGCAGTAGTGCCATTCGTCGTTGAACCGTCCGGATCGAGGTGACCCACGATCGGGTCAGTGTCGCCGGTGGTGAGTGCCAACTTGCCGACCTGGTAAGGCTGCGCAGGTTCCAGCTCGAACTTGATGGTGCGACGGTGCGAGCCGATGATTTCGGTGTAGCCGGTGACCAGGTGCTCGACGCTGTCGAGGGCTTCATCGGTGGGCAGACCGACAAGGGTGATCAGATCACCAATGTCCACGGCGGTAACCGTCGGTGCGATACCCGGTGCGGCATCCAGGTCTGCGGTGACCTCCGCGTACCAGGTGCCGTCAAACGTGCCCTTGTTGACGCGCCACCCGGCGACGTGAGGAAGTGCCGCATCGTTGGGTCCCCGGAAGTCACCGAGGCTGACGTCCACCCGTGTCTGATACCGACCGACCGCACCTGTTGCGGTTCCCGGCAACTGCGTGTTCAGCGGGCCGGCTGTCTGCTCCACCCGAGCCTCTCCACCGGAGAAGTTCGATGCGGTCACGTCGTTGCGGATATGCGAGTCACCAACGACCGGAGTCAGTGGCGGAGCAATCTGACCACCGGTGTAGGACAGCGTCAGGTCGCTGGTCTGGTTGAGCTTGCTGACGCCGGTGCGCATGGTCAGACCCAAAGCGTCACGGGTCTCGAAGATGGTCGCGTCGTCGGTGCGCTCGATCTCGTCCAGATACTCAAGAAGTGTCTTGCGCACCTGCGGACCCATGAGGGCTGCGTCATCAGGGTCACCGACAACGATCGCGTCCACATCCTGCTCGGCCATCAACCGCAGGAACCGTTCAGCGGCAGTCTCACCGGGCCAGCCCTGCGTCGCGAAGTACATGTCGGTGTAGTCCGGCGAGGTGTTGTCCCAAGCGGCAAGGTGCATGATGCTCGGATCGGCCACATTGGACGCATCAACGCGCTTCGGCAGGTACACGCCCAGAAGCGCGCCGTTGGAGTATGTCGATGAGAAGCCAGAAGCGCCCGAACCGGCATCGATCGTGAGGGCAACGGTGCCGAACCCACCGCTCTGCTCGCCCTGGATGGTGACCATGTGCCACTTGTCGTCGATGATTTCCTTGTTCACGACCGCACTGACGGTCGGGCTGATGATGTTTCGGTTGGCGTCGTATCCGGTTACGGTGACCTCGAACTGACTGCCAGCCGGGTAGGACAGCGCTTCAACGGTCCAGTACGCGATGGTGCCCGTGGTGGCGATCTCCGCGAAGTCCACGACCGGTGTGAAGAACACCGCCGAGTCGGGTCCAGGGTGCGCACGGAACCACAGGTTGACGATCCAGCTCGTGGACGTTCCGGCCAACGGAGCGAAGATCTGCGACACCGGTGGACGGTCGTCGTTGAGGAAGAACTTCGGACCCTTGTCGCTGCCGAACGGTCCGTCATAGATGTTGAAGTCGATGTTCGTGCCGGTGTACTGCAACGGCCGCGTCGCGTCGACCGTGTTGGACATGCGGGTAGCAGGCTCCATTGCCCAGTAGCCGAGCGCACCGCTGTTCTCGTAGTACTGCCGGGCAGCGGACTTCAGCGGATCCACACCACGACCGAGACGCCGCTTGACACCTGCGGCTGTGACGCTCACCCACGCGTCACCCTTGATTGCTCGGCCGGGAGTCCACGTGGAAACCTCCCCGACGAACCGAACGTCAGCCCCACACCGGATGCGCAACGGTGTGTTCTGTCCGATCTTGCCGAACAGCGCAGAGGCAACGGAGCGCGGCGAGTACAGGCCACTGCGGTTGTCGAACGTCAGGGTTGCGGTCGTCTCCACACCACGATCAATGGTGATCGGGTCGCGGGTGTAGACGGCGCTGGTGTGGTCGTGCCACGACCCGTCGTAGTACAGGTCAACGCGTGCGGACTGTTTCACGTCAGCCCCCCGTGTTCCCGAGGACGCGCACCGGGTCACCACCGCGTTTGCCAACCTCGGCCCGGACCACGCGCAGCACACCATCACCGATCAGTTCCACGGTGACGTGAAGGTTGTCGAAGCTACCTGAGCCACCAGCGGGAGAGACGCGTTCGCCTGCTTGAAGCACAGCAAGGGTTTCAGCGCCCATGGCACCGCTCACGATGCCGCCCTGGTGGTACTTCGGCAGCCTCGGTGCGCTGATGGAGTTGCCGCCCACACCAGGAACCCAACCGGGGACGCTCCAATGTAGACGACCGATCGTGCTGTTCCATGCGTCGGCGACCATGTTGAAGGCCGCTCGGAACGGCGCGAAAATCGCGCTTGTTACTGCGCTGAACGCGTTCTTGAGCTTCCCGGGGATGCCAGCGATGAAGTCACCGACACCGCCTACAAAGGACTTGATCTTGTTCCAGTTCTCGATGAACCGGTCCTTCACCCACACGACTGCACCGACGACGTTGTTCCAGAGCGCGACAAAGAATCCAGCGAACGGTCCCGCGAACCACGCACCGACAGCCGTTGCAGCGCCAACGATGGCGTCCCAGGTTGCGACGAAGAAGTCAGCGAACGGGCCGGCAAACCAAGCGCCGATGGCTTTGAGGACACCCCAAACCGCTTCCCACGTTGCCTGAAACCACGTGGTTTTGGTTGCTACCAACACAATCGCAGCAATCAAGGCCACGATGCCGATGACGATCCAGGTTGTGGGAGAGGCAGCTTGAGCCGCGTTCCACGCCCACTGTGCGGCAGTCACCAGTCCGACCACACCGATGACCGCAGTCAGCAGTGGCGTCAGCAGTTGGATTTTGTCGGCCCACTTCTGTAGACCGGTCGGGTTTGCAGCGGTCATCGCCTCGTTGAGGTCAAGTTGCGCATCCTTGCCAGAGCGCACAGCTTGTGTCGCATCGAGGGTCGCCTGCTTGCCGTCATTGGTGGCCTGTGCGGCATCTGCGGCTGCCTGCTCCCCATCGAGGTGTGCCTGGTTGAGGTCTGCTTGCGCCTGTTCCAGGTCGATGAGTGCTTGCTTTGCTTCGGCACTGTCTTTGCCGTGTTCCTTGACGGCAGCGTTGTAGTCCTCTTGGGCAACCTGCGCGTCGAGGGTGGCCTGCTTGGCATCGATGAGTGCCTGCTGAGCATCAACACCAGCCTGCTTGCCATCGAGGAAACTCTGTCCCAGATCCAGATTCGCCTGTGTCAGGTCCACTGTGGCCTGTTCCAGGTCGATGGATGCCTGCTCCACAGCGGCTACCTTGCGCGCCTGTTCGGCAGCACGGTTGGAAGCCATGTTCTGGATGTCGGCGAACGCTTGCACGCTGCCGCCGATGGAGTCAATCGCTGTGGTAGCACCGTCCACAGCGGACCCGAGGTGACCGAGCTTCGTGGTGAGGTCGGTGCTCTCCTGCGCGGCTGAGCCCATCTGGTTACTGGCGCTGGTGACTGAGTCGGCAACCGCGTCAGTTGCTTGTGTGGCTTGCTGTGCAGCGCGTTGCAGCGCTGTGGCATCGCCGCCGAAGGTGAGCGTGACCGCGTTTCCTGCCATCAGTCCACCTCCGCCCCGGATTCCTCAGCGACCTTCACCAGGGCCTTGCGCAACACATCCGTGAACTCGTCACGCTTCTTGCCCAACGTCGGGTAGAGGTAGCGACCCTCTTTGTAGAAGCGGCGCTTCACACTCTTGTTGGGTCCCGTCTTGCCGCCGAAGTCCAACCATGGGTAGTACGGCGCTTTGCGTCCCCCTACAGCGATGCGCACTGCTGTGCGCGATGAGCGAGCCTTGAGGCTGGCCGCTGCGTTGCCGGTGCGCTTCGGGATTTCCTTGCGGGTCTCACCGATGAGGAAGTCAGCGGCCTCATTCAGGGCCAGGCGCAGGGCTTTGGGAGCCTCGGAGTCCACGCGACGCAAGGCACGGTTGAACTCTGAGAGTCCTCCGACTCCAACACTTACTTGCATCGCGCTACCTCCGTCCCGCTTGCGCCAGCTGTTCTCTCTGCGCCTTGCGGCCGTAGTAGACCGCCCAGTACATGAACTCGTCCGAGGACATCTCGGCCCGTAGCCGAGCCACTGTCATGTGCAGCTTGGTCGCAAGGAAGAACTCGAACTCAACGTCAGGATTGGTCTCCAGCAACAGATACGCCGCTTTTCTCGGCGACCTTCCCGATGCCGGACAACTCGTTGATCCTGTGCAGAACCGGCTGACATTCCATCGCAGCACCACTTTGCTGCCACGCTGCGACGTCCGCCTCGGTCATCTTTGGATCGAGCATGCACGCGGAGAGCACGTAGCTTTCCAAGGCGAGTTGGCCCTGTGTCTCGTTGAGTTTGTTGCCGTACAACACTTCGCCACGGTTCATGCCACGAACGCGTACGGTGCCGATGCCTTCGATCTCGACGTCACCTTCGGGTAGGCCGGCAGGTCCAGCTCCACCACGGGTGAGTAGTTCTTTGTCCACAGTGGATTCCTAACCAAGCGGGAACATGCGGTAGGTCACGGTGGACGTGACCGAGTTGGTGACGGTGACGTTGCCGGTGACCGGGTCTGCCTGCTGCGGCAGGATCTGGAACACGAACGTCGTGCCGTTGGTGACCGCTGTTGAAATCGAAGCTGCGGCAGCACCGGTCGATGTGGTCGTGGCGTCAGAGACGGTCACGGTGTCCGGGGATGCGTTGCCGTTGATGATTTCCAGCAGAACACCTCGGGTACCGAGGACCGTCTTGCTGATGGTGTCCGATGCGGCAACAGCCGCACCGGAAGCTACGACACCCGAACGGGTCGGCGTCGTGAGTGCCAGTGCTCCCATGTCCGGGGCTCCTTACTGCGGGGTCGAGTTGATGTCGCCGCTGTACTCCAGCGCGAGGGTCCAACGCACGTAGTCGGCAACGGGGGCTGTCTCGACGTACTCACCGACGAGCACGTTGACGCTGTCCTGCGGCTTGCCTGCACCGGTGCCTTCGGGACGGCGCACGTAGGTCACGTTGGTGCCCACCAGCGGGTTGATGACGGCACGTGGACCAGTGCTCGCGGTGGTGTCGTAAATGCCACCGATGGAACCGGTGCCATCGAGCAGACCGCCAGCCTTCTTGTGTGAGTCGTTGCCGTACGTCGTGATGTCGTGCACGTCTGGCTTCTTGTGGTGCTCAGACGAGTCGCAGTACTGGGAAAGGTCACTGCCGTTCAGCAGGATGACCGTTCGCTTGCCGTGCGAGGTGGCCATGGGTAGCTCCTATGCGGTGCCGGAACCGGCAATGTCGAGATCGAAAATGGCGGTGAGGTAATCGACGCCACTGACCGAATAGACGTCGAAGTCCACAGTGGACACGCGCACCGTGAACGTGGTGTATTCGTCATCGAGCGTCTGCTTAATCGATTTAGCACCGCTGCCATCGACGTACACCGACAACAGGTCACGGCTCTGCGGTTCGGTGGGGTTGCCCACGAAGACCACGACGGAGCCCTGTATCCGGTCCACACCGCGCCCGTAGGTGGCATCGAACGTGTAGCTGCTCGGGTACGTGACAACAGCTGTGGGTGTGTCAAACGTCGCGACCGGGTACGCGAACACGTTCAACCCGTCGATCGTGTCAAGCCTTGCGGCAATCTCATCCATCACATCGGCGAGGTTCATACCGCACCCCACCAACGCACGTAGGCGTCAAGAGACACCGCGACATCGGGGTCAAGCCGAGCCAACAATCGAAGCTCTGAGCCGGTTTGCGGTGAACCTGCGATGCCGTACGGAGATTCACGCCGGATGCCGAAGCGCGAGGCTTGCAATCGGGTGGCGAGCTTGACCGCGTTGGGTACAGCAGCCCATCCCCACGACGCGGTGACCTCAACCTCATCTACCGCACCGGTCGGACAAGCCGTACCGCCGAACACGATGTGCGTCCACGGCTTGCCCTTGAGTGCTGCGTTACGCGGTTCCAAGGTGTAGTCCGTCGTCGTGACCCCGTTGACTTCAACGGCAAGACCCACGGTCGTTGGTAGGTCATCGACTTCGACCACCCACACTCGCCTACGCCTGTCGTAGAACGCGGTGTAGACGCGTGCCTCGGGAGCGGCAACCTGGCCGAACTGCCGGTTGCAGTAGTGGTCAACCGCACGGGAGGCAGCCGTGTTGTAGAGCACGATCTCCGCGTCATCGTTTGAATTGGCGATCTTCTTGAACGCCTTCTGTTCCGCCACAGTCACGTAGTCCGGTGCCCACGCCATTACAGCCACCTCCCTTCAAAGTCCGATGTGGACGGTTAGACCGCGTTGATCAGAACTCGGTATGCGTTGGTGTCCTGGACGGTCCCGTCAGCACGAGCCCAAAGGGTGTACTCGACCTGTCCCTCATTGGCGCGGCTGTAGGGGTTGACGATGAGGGTCAAGTCCTTCACCCGACGGATGACGTATGCGGCACGCAAGTCACCGAACACACCCCACTTGTTGGTGCCGCCGTCGGTGTAGGTCGGGAACGCCTGGTCGATGACGACCGGGTAACCCAGCAGCCGTGCGTTGGACGGACCGGTTGCGATGCCATCCGTGCTGGTGTTGAGGATCGGACGGCCGGTCGTGTCCACAATGGACTCAATCTTCGCCATGGTGGCGTCGTTGAATGACCATGACGCGTTGGCCCGGTACGCAGGGTCGATCTCGTGCACGGCCGCGACCAACTCGGCGTAGGTGATACCGGCAGAGGTGAACGCGGTACCGCTGGTGCCGGTGTCGATGCCGAACGGTTCGGTGGTGCCGTTGCCGGTGACCCAGTGCACAGCCTGTGCCCGAGCGATGCGCTCACCGAGCTTGCGGGTCACCAGACCCTGAATGTCGAAGTGCGAGTCCTGGAGCAGTTCAACCGACACGCGCAGCGGCAGGTTGCTGGCACCCGGTGCGACGTACTTGAACGCCCCCAGGGTCTTCTCACCGAAGACCAGGTCTGCACCACCGCTTGCCGGTGCTGTGCCCTCAGCGGCGATCACACCGGCGTTTGCGGTGTCATCCAGCGTCGGCCAGCGCAGCAGTTCGCCACCGGACGTGGTGATCTCCTCAACCGCACCCGCCAGACCACCGAACGCCTTGAGGCGCTCGACGATCTTGTCGCGCATCACGTCCGGCACCAGGTAGCCACCGGCAGAGTCAGTCCCGACGCTCTGAGCACGAAGCTCAGTGATGTCCTGGTTCTCACGGCCAGTGCGCAGGTAGTGGTTGAACGCGCGCTCCAAGGTGTCTTCACGCCGGTTGCCACCACCAACGCGCACGTTGGGCATGTGGTTGACCGGGGTCTCATATGCGCTCTGGCGCGCACGAAGCTCAGCGCTGCGCCGAGCGGCCTTGAGTTGGCCTTCCAGCGTCTCGTAACGCTGTGACTCTTCCTCGCTCAAGTCGCGTTCGGCACCATCTTCGGTGGTTGCACCGTCGATGATGGCCCGCATCGCGGTGAGGATTTCCTCAACGGTCATGTGGTCACCTCTCCCTAGAGGTAGATGCGGGCACGTGCCCGGATGATCTGGGACCTACGGCGCATGCCGTATGGAGTAAGGGATCGAGCCTCGGTAGAAGCACCCGCGTACGCGGGGAACGTGACCGGGGAGACGTCCACGAGCATTTGCACGCTGGTGTGTGTGCGCGTCTGTGTTGCGCTGTCCCACTCGGCCAAGCCGGGGATGAATCCGAAGCTCGCACCGTCGATGTCTCCGCGCTCAACCAACTCGCGCAAATCGTTGGCGTAGCTGGTGTTCGGCAAGTCCACTTCGTACTCAAGGCCACGCGAATCCACGCTGAGCCGAAGCGTGCCAACAGAAAGCCGGCCCAACACCATCGACGGATCGTGTTGGTACAGCGAACGCGTGTCGCTGGTCTTGAGGGCCTCGGTGAACGCGGACTTGCCGATGCGTTCCTTGCCCATCGGACCGAGGTCGGTGGTCTGGTCGAACACGGCCGCGTAGCCACCGAGCTTGCCGGTGCTGCTCAGTTCCGCACGACACTGCACACCAACGCGGGTCAGGTTCATACCGACTCCAGCTCGGGTTGTGGTGTGGCTTCTGGTGCCGGTGCTGGTTCAGGAGTGAGGCCACGCACCTCATCGCCGCCGGGTACCGGTGGCAGGTTGCGCACGGCACGCGCTTCGTTGAGGGTCAACAGCCCTGCTTCGACCTGCGTGATCAGCAGGTCGATTTCCTTCTCAGGCGTGGGGCGCTCAAGGCCAGCGAAGTCAAACTCCACGAACCTTGGATTGGGCAACAACCGCGACAACCGCTGTTCGATGCGAGTGGTCCAGCCGTTGAGGGTGAACCGACCCAACCCGATGTTCTGCTCGGCGACGCCCGTGCCCCACGAGGTCTGCTTATCGGTCTGCATCAACAGGTGTGGCGGCACACCGAACCAGCGGGCGATCTCTTCGATCTGAAACGCCCGGCTCTGCAAGAACTGTGCGTCTTCGGCACTCATCGACCAGGGCGTGAACTTGAGCTTGCGGTTGATGAACGCGACAGATCCTGCGTTCTCCCAACCGGATGCCTTGCGGTCGATGGTCTCCTTGACCACCTTGGCCTCTTCGGGGCTCAGCTCGTCACCATCAGCGGAGACCAGACCGGCCATCAGTGCGCCGTTGGAGAACATGTTCGCGGCGGCACGTTCGCCCGCAATCGCTGTGCCCAGACCGTTTCTGGCGATAGCGATGATTGAAAGGCCACGAAGTCCGTCCAGCGACAGGCTCATGATCTGCGTCATGCCGGTCGCATCGAACTCGTACGTGTGCCCATCGGTGCCGGTGACGCGGTAGAGCTTCCCGCCCACAGCTTCGGCGTTCCAGTCGACGCTCACGCACTGCGGGTGCACCGGGTCCAGGGCGATGAGTTGGCCCGCTCCGCCGTACACGTGGCGTAGGAACGCGTCCCCGTGCAGCAGCAGATGCGCCAGCACGGTCTCTGTCCACTCGAACGCGGTCGGCCCATCGGTGCCGCCTGGTGTGTCCAGGAAGCTGGTGACGCGCTGACGCATTCCGTCACCGGTGTCGCGCAGGGTTCGCATGGGCAGCGTGGCGATGGTGCCAGCGATGAGCGCTACAGCGCGGTAGACCGCGCTGATGGAAAGCGCACCGGACTCTCCGACAGCGACACCGGAGTAATTCGGATAGCCGATGTTGAACACCTCGGCAATGCGAGGGTCACCAATCGAATAGGGGTACGAGCGCAGTGCAAGGCGCGCCTTGCGTGCCCACGTCGCCACCCTGCTAAACATGATGCTGAGGGTACCTCACTATGAGGTTGCCTCACTAGTATGTCGGCATGGCGAAGATGCTGACGGCGCTCGATTCCGCACTGACGGAAATCGACATCACGGGCCGCGACAGCGCAGCGGTTGCGTTGGCTCGCGCATACGCGCACGCAATCGATGAGGGCTCTTTGGTGGAAAAGGTTGGGCCGCTACTTCTAGCGGCTCTGGAATCGCTACTTATGACGCCTCGTGCGCGTGCTGCATTGGTGAAGGGGGGAAATGATGCAACCGCTGCGCAACCAGCAAACCCCCTTGACGAACTCCTTGCAAAGCGAGCAGCTCGGCTCAACGCTGCCAAGGTTGTGGACGCCCGCGCTTCGTGAGCTAACGCCAGAAACCTCATACGGTTTCGACCTAATCGACTTCGCACGCGATGTCTGCGGAATGCCGTTTGACCCGTGGCAGGAATGGCTAGCGATTCACATTGGTGAGCTGTTGCCAGACGGCCGGCCCCGCTTTCGCTATGCGCTGGTTCTGGTGGCGAGGCAGAACGGCAAGACGCTCTTTGCCAAAATCCTCACGCTTTACTGGATGTTCGTTGAGCAAGTTCCGCTCATCCTCGGAACCAGCACGGACCGGTCGTATGCAAAACGCACGTGGCAACAAGTTATGGATTTGGCGGTAAGTAACCCGTACCTGCGCTCACTCCTCGCCGAAAAGGAAGAGAAGTACGTCGTCAAGACCACCGGTGACGAGACGTTCAAAACGCTCGGTGGATCGGAATACACCTTCAAGGCCAACAACCGCAGTGCCGGACGCTCGATGACACTTCACCGTTGGATCTGCGACGAGCTACGCGAGCATCACAACCGCGACGCTTGGGACGCCGCGACCAACGCCATGAACGCGGTGGACGGCGCACAGGCTATTGCGATCACCAACCAGGGCGATGAGCAATCCGTAGTCCTGGACTCGTTGCGCACCCCGGCGCTGCAATTCATCGAAACGCATGAGGGTGACGTGCGCCTCGGGTTGTTCGAGTGGAGCGCACCAGCGGGCAGCGAACTCGATGACGTCGACGCGTTGGCTGCTGCCAACCCAAACATGGGTCGACTCGGTCACGGACCCGATGCTGATGTGCTCATCGCAGCGGCCAGACGTGCCAAGAATGCAGGCGGCACGGAACTATCGGGCTTTAAGACCGAAGTTCTTTGCATGCGCGTGGACCTGCTCGACCCTGCGATTGAGCCAGAATGGTGGGCAGCCGCACAGGTCCCGCCCACAGCTGCTCTCGACCTGGCAGATTATCGGCAGTACGTCGCCATGGTGCTGGACGTTTCGCTGTCCGGCGATCACGCATCTTTGATCGCCGCTGCTGTGATTGATGGAAAAGTCCACGTTGACGTGGTTGCAGCGTGGAGCGGATTCGGTTGCACCAAAACAGTTCGGATAGAACTTCCTGCTTTGGTGGAAAAGGCTCGTCCACGTGCTGTTGGTTGGTTCCCCAACGGTCCAGCCGCTGCAATTGCCGCAGACATGGTGACCGGTGGTTGGCAATCTCGTCGAGTCCTGCTGGAAGCCATCACAACCGACACAACTGCTGCATGTATGGGACTTGCCGAACTTGTGAAGACCGGTGAGATTGTGCACTCCGGTGACCCGATGCTGAATGCACACATCGCCAACGCCCAAAAGTTGCGACGTGGCGATGCGTGGGTTTTCACTCGGCGTGGCACTGGACCTGTAGACGGTGCATACGCACTGGCAGGAGCAGTGCACCTCGCCCGAACACTTCCACCACCTCCACCAGCCCTGGTTGCCCTGTAGGTCACGGGCAAAAAGAACAG